ACCCCACCGTGTCCGTCTTGGCACGGTGGGGTGGCCGTCAGACCGTTACCCCCCCTCCCTGGGGGTCCGCTCTCGACCTACCCCCCTGCCTGGGGCCACTGGCTCGAAATCCGCCGCCTAACGGCTTGCCGCGTTGGGTGGCTGATCGTACGATGATGGGTGCGTACACCCAGTACAAAGGACGTGACGATGTCCCAGCGCCGCGTGACCATCTACTGCCGCAACTGCCGGCACTCGACGCTCGGCTATCAGGAGCGGCCCAACCATGTGCTCCACCTGATCGCCACGCTGTTCCTGTGTGGCGCGTGGCTGCCTGTGTGGCTGCTGCTGTGCTGCCTACCTGGGCCGAAGAAGTGCGGGCGATGTGGTATGGCAGGGCGTTAGATGTCGACGCGGGCCAGCATATAGACGCCACTGTCGGCGACAACCGCAGGAGTGCCGCCTATTGGCGATCCTAGTACCATGCGTATCGAGAACGTGGTCGCGTCGCCCCATGCCCCTGCTGGCCGTGCTGCAATGAAGCCGTTAATGTAGCTCGTCACTTGCTTCGTTATGCCATTCATCTGAAACGACGCGTTGCGGCCGGTGTTCGATCCGCCGTACGCATCCGCAGCGTTTATTTCCGTGTACGCAGTAGAGTAATTGCTTCCACCGCTGATGTTGGCCGTCTCGGCCCCTCCCGAGACGGTTACGGTTGCTTGACCACCTCCACAATCGAGAATGCACGCTCCGTGCAGGTGGAAGAATCCACTCCGCTGGCAAGTGAATACCTGCGTTGATGAGTCGTACAGCCAGAACGCCTCATCCGTGGGCGATCCACTGGGCTCTACACAGTTCGCTCGGCTCGTCAGTCCGATCGATAGGTTGTAGTCGCCGATGGTCGATTCCGCCGACTTGCTCCCCGTTAGATGTGCCCACGGCATTGAGGTGCTATTGACGATCCACAGTCGCTCCGATCCATTGCCATCGACGACACTGCCAAGCGACTTCCACGTCTGGCCCTGAAACACCTCCGTAGTGGCTGGGCCATAGTGGTTGTTGCTGACACCAAATGATACGTCGTCAGGATGTACGTTCGCTCCGTCTACATCACTCGCCGACCCGTCAGCGTCTTTATAGAGTGCCCACGTCGGCAGGTCGAACGTCGCCACGCCGAAACCGCCGTTCTTTTCTATCGGCTCGTTGCCGACGAACATGTAGATACTTGACCCGCCGCCTGCTGGCCGCCTCACGTTGATCGTAGCGTTCGGGTTATCGCCACCTTCGTCTGTTATGTCGACCACCTCGACGCACGCAAACGCTGGAATCTCTAGAGATGACTCTGTGTTCTTCACGGGCAGCCATCGCTGGGGGCTGGCATCTTTCCGCGTTGGGCGTGGCTGCCCTCTCGACGGGTCAAGCGTACCGCGTCGCCATGCCCTACGCATGTCGATTAGGTCGCTCGCAAGCTCGGTTGTCAGCATCGTCAGCTCAGGCACGGTCAGTCCTCCAGGACTTTAACGAGCACCTGGCACGCCGCGGTATTCGCCTTGAGCCGCAATGTCGCGCCTGGAAACATCCGCATTGCTGCGGGCTCGCCCGCTTCCATCCGCCCCATTTCGATCATCGCCCCGCCGTCCTCAGGACCCCAGTCGACGTAGTTGGTTGCGTCAAGGTTCTGCATGGTGAGCCAGCCCTCGGTTGTGATGTCAACGAAGCTGATCGCCTCCTCGGACGTGCCGATTGTGTAGACTTGGCCGCCCTCACCGACGGCCGCCTGATCCACCTGCACGGTGCCCGGGTTAAACTCGAACTTGAAGCTGTCGCTGCTTTGCGTTCGCGACACCCTTAGCGTCGCTCTGATTTCATTTGCCATTGCGGCTACTCCTATGCGAAACGGGCTTTACACTCAGATAATTTATTGGGCAGGTTGAGCTGTGAAAATGCTATGCGAGAATGTTTTTCGATGGGGTCGAGATACACCGCCGACGCGGGCGTCCACGGCTCAGGCTGCTTGCCGCCGCTGCCGTCCAATAGGCCGATTATATTGGTGCCACCAGCCTCGAAAAATACCTTGTGAATGTCGCCGCCCGCATCGCTCAGGTAGTACGATCCCTGGTCGAGCAGAACCAAGTCCCACTGCGGCCGAGATATGAACTCGTAGGCGACCTTCTGAAATACCTGTTGAGCTTGATTAGCGAGCTGCTTGACAGCGAACGACGGCACTATACTTCTGCACAACACCGTTTCTGTGGGGAAGCCCCAGAATGTAAACTGCCCTTCGTCCTGATTTAGGTGGTTCATGTACGCCCGAGCCTGGCCGATGCTGTCGAAGTCCTCGGGCAGGTTTTTGACTATCGTCCACGTCATGTTATACCGCGTCATCATCGGCGGAGGGTCGAACAGCTCGCCCGCCGAGTTAACGATGCCGTCCGTGCCAAACACTGGGTTCTGGCTATTGAAGCCGCCGCCTCCGCCGCCGCCCTGAATGGGTATCTCCTCCGCCTCCCAGCCGAACGTCACCTCCGGCAACTCGACCAGCACGTCAATTATCTGGTCGTCCTCTTCCTGCCCTTGACCGTCACGTTGGTCCGGCGTCGAGTATTGACAGACGACCTTCCAGATTAACCGATTCTCTTTTAGTGGCTTGGCCTTCCGGTCGCGGCATCGAGCGTATAGGTTGCTGCTGTTGTCTGCTGCGTACGTGTCCCAAATCAACGGCAGGCCGGGAGCACCGAGCACCACGATAGAATCATCGTTGATGTCATCCACTATCACATGGAACGACCGTGTGAAGGACGACTTTTTGTCACTGTCACCACCAGACAGTGAGTCCAGAAGCTCTACGGCTGATCCGACTACGGCCATGATTACCCCGGTGATATTCCGCCGACGCCGGCAATGAGTAGTGGTGGCTGATTGACTAGTACGGCTCGGATGTCTTCCGAGACGCTGATGTGCTCTTCGGCCAGTGCGTTGCGTTCGCGGTCCAGTTTGCCCTCTTCGCTTCCACGTCGTGCCCGGAATATGGCGGACAGTGCGGCCGCCGTTCCTTTCTCGACGGCTGCGGCGGTTGCCGTACTTGCTGTGATCGGCGGCTTGGCCTGTTCAATCACCGGCTCCGCTACTGCCGCTGCCTCTTGGGCTACCGTGGCGATTGCGTCGGGCCGCGTGATGCCCGTCTCGACGCCGCCTGCTACGCTGTTGCGGAGACCGTCTAGGAAATTATTGATCTGGTCACTTGCCGCTGGGCCTCCCGCTAAACTGTCGTAGAACTCTACGCCGCTCGTCATAGCGTCACCATGGAGCTTCCGTAGGGTGCCGATGCTACTTCCTATCTTGGTTGTATACCCGAATAACCTAGCGACGGCGTCGACGACATACCCGATGCCCTGGGCGAGCCCCATCATAACTTGCGTTTGCAACCCAGTGAACTTTAGCAGCAGCCGCATAGCTGGCCACAAGTCCTGGAATAGATCAAGCACAGCACCCAGCCCGGCTGCCATGATGTCCATCCCCTTCCGTACCATCGCACCCGCATCGAATCCGTTCTTTGCCAGGTTGGTGAACCACGTCGCCGCGGCCGTGATGACGGGTGCCAGTTCGATGGCCAGTGCATTTTTAACGCCCTGCCACACAGCACCCAACGCACCCATAGCGTCCGTCGCGTCTTCGATCGCCTTGGCGTCCACCTTACTAACGACGAGCCCGAGTGCCTCCGCCTCTTTCGCCATCGCCTTCATTGCCGGCGTGCCCTGATTGAGCAGTTGTAGCATCGCCGTGCCTTCGGAGTCGAACAACTTGAATGCAATCCGCAAACGCTCGGCAGGATCGGAGATGCCCTCCAGTGCGTCGGCTACCATTGCCAGTTGTTGCTCGGGAGCCGCACCAAATAGCTTTGACAGGTCCAGCCCTTGACCTTCGGCGAGCTGTTCGAGCGTCGCCTTCGCTTCCCCGGTCCCGGCCGCCGCCTCAGCAATCCGACGGATCATCCGTTGCAGACCCATCGTAAACGTCCGTGTCTCGACGCCCGCCTGATTGGCCGCGAACGTGTACGCCGTCAATGCCTCGGTAGTGATGCCGAGACGTGTCGAGAGCTTGGCGACTTGGTCGATTGACTTGGCAGCATCGCGGGCTAGTGCGAGGATAGCCGCACCCGCTGCGACCGCCGCACCAGCCAGCACGGTGCCTAGTTTTAGGGCGAACGTCGCGACACGCTTCGTCTGGGCTGCCACGCGCTGGCCGAATACCTGGACGTCCTTTGTGGCGGACTTCATCCCAGCCGAGAACTTTTTCGTTCCCGCCACCACGTTCACGGCTAATGTGTATTGTCCGGCCATCTACCTTGCGATCCTATGTTCCGTCGCAGCAAAGAACGCCGCCGCCATCGCGTCGCCGCTCATCGGTTTCTCCTGCTCTCTTGCTCGGGGCACAAACTCGTCGGCCATAACGGGCTGCCTCTGTTTCTTCGGGTCGCGTGCCACGTTGTATACCGCGGCGGCAATCGTCCCCGCTTGGTGCCAGTCGTCGCCCGTCGGGCAGATGCGTAGGTACGCCATCCACTCGACGAACTGCCGCGAATCAATCTGCCGCTGTGCCTCTTCGACCGTCGCTATTCCGAGGATGGTGCAGAGCTTGAACCATGCTTGTCGCTCGGGTCGCTCTCGGAGTTTTTTTCCGCGTCGTCCCCGCTGTCGCTATCCAGCCCGTTCACCTCTTTGGCGATGTTATTGAGCCGATCGAGGACGACGGAGCTTTTCTCTTCCAGTTTGCGGATGTCCTGCTTGGTGAACACCGGCGAGCCTTCACTGTCAACGAGCGTCTCCACAAGCAACAGCGACCGCAGGCCCGTAGTGCTCACGACTTCGCCGTCCCGCATGTTGCGGAGCGTCGCCGACTCGAAGGCGTCGCGTGCCCTGCCACTCATCACACGGAAGCCGACCGTTACCCCCCACTCGTCGACGATCTCCGTTCGGTCAACCTGTCGATCTTCTGCCGCGAATATCAACTCTTTCAATGCCACGGGATGTTATCCTTTCTGAGTTACGCTGCGTCAGCTGCGGCGATCCACGTCACCTCGCCGCTGATCTTGATTGTGCCTTGCCCCGTCATGTTGTCCTCAAGCGGAGCGTCCCACCCATCGTCGGTGAAGAAACCAGAGAATACCGCCTGTGCGCCGGTGTCGTAGGTCGAGTCGAACTCAATGGTAATCGACTCGGCCATGACGTTGGTTCCCGGATCGAACGGCGGCCGTACCGCCACCGCTCCCGGCCGGAAGTTGTACCCGATGTCGATTGACCCGTTGTCAATCAGTTGCCCAGGAACGTACGTGTCGTAACCGACGCCGTTGGTGCCTGGCGTGCCCATGTGGCTCGTCTTGATCGCGGGCTTGCTGATACCGCTTTGTGCCAGTGACGTTATCTCGGCCGACCACCCTGAAGTCCCAAACGTAATCGTTGTGCCAGTGCCTAGCACGCCCTCGCTTGATCCAGTAGGCATTGCTATGTCTCCCTATATCAGTGTTGAATTAAGGGGTGCTTTCCGCGTACCAAACTATCCATTCCTGAGTCACTCGATGCTCGCCCTGATCGCTCGCGTCGACGGACGTCGAATAGCTCGAACTCTCTCCATCGTCGAACGGTCGCACGACGGCCGTCGTGCCCATCGTGAGCGGTCCCTGTCCGTCAATCGCGATCCTTATCGCCTCCGCCACCGCATCGGTAGTCGCCGACGTCGCTCCCCAGACGTCCACTTGTATGCGATCCGTCGCAATGCCAGACTCGCCCCCAAGGTGCCGTTGATGAACTGTGCTGATCCTCTGGGCCGTCACGCTCGGCCGCGTCGTTATGCTCTCGGGCAGCTTATCAACGAATATGCGAGTGCCCACAAGATCGGTGATCGCCGACTTGGTTAGCAGGTACGTTACGAAATCTATTAGGACGCTCATGTCTTCCGCTGTGCCTCCGCCTTCGCGATGGCCTTATCGAGGAACTTGCGTGCCTTGCCATCAAACTCCGACGTGATCCGCGTTCTGTTCTCGTCTAGTGCCGGCCGCAGGAACGGTCGGGCTGGCACATGGCCGTGTGACCCCCATGCATTGACTATCCTATGTCCAAACTCCACTAGGTGTGCGTAGTAGTACGGAACCCGTTTCCTACCACGGGGACCGACACCTTGCACTAGCTTTTTCGGCCACACCCTCGCACGTACCGTACCGAGTCGCTTGCTCAGTCGCGTCTTGGTAGACAGGGACTTTTTGAGCAGCCCCGTTTCGACGGCATCCGTTACCTCTATCCTCTTGCGTGCCGTGGTCCGTATCTTCCGTGCCCCGCTCGTCACTGTCTTTTTCATTACGTCGCCCAGCATCTTCTCAGGCAACCGCAGCAACAGTTTATTCAACTCCTTATCGCCGACGAGTTGCATACCGTCCGCTGCCATTACACGTCCTCCACGCATTGGAGGAACAGCCGCCGTTGTCTATCCTTCAGGTCGACGACGCTCGAAATGTTGAGCACCCGACTCCCCCACAGCAGCCGCATCCGTGGTTGCACGTCCGATCGATACCGCATCTCGACTAGGTGCGTCGTCGTCGCGTCCAGTTGCATCCCTTGGATCGCCTCGACGCCGCTCACGCCCTTGACCGCACAATAGATTGACGCCACGTCAGTCCAGGTCGGCACGATCTCGTGGTTGGCATTCTTCGTACCGGTATCCTGCTGGAGTGTGACGCGATGCCTCAGTCTTCCAATGCTCGTGGTCATATTAGCTCATCTTTGTCACAGTCACAGTGAACGTGTCGGCATGGCTACCAATCAGCATTACCGCCGCCGCTCCACTGGCCGCGGCGTTGATCGGATACGCCGTGCTCTTCGTGGGGTCGATGCTAATAGCCTCAGTGCCGGCGTCGGTTTGAAGCGCCACAAACGTGCCACCAACCGACTCCGACACGTAGTAGTCAACGGCCGTCACGTTCGTTGTCATGTCGGAACCAATGCGGAGAACGCCAGCCGAGTACAACTCGAAATCGAACGCCTCGGACGAAGCCGTATTGTTTGCTACGTTGATCTCTACGATGTTGCTTTGTCGGAATGTCTTTAGCGTCATGGTAAATACCCCCAAGAGGCAGTGTCGAGTAAAGAGCGAACGGACAATTGCACCTCCGACGATATGGTGCCGGTGACCACGGCCTCGCGATTCTCCCAGAAGTGCCCGACGAGTAATCTAATGGCCTCCTTGATGCGATCGGGCACAACGCCGTCCGTCGCATAGCCCGCCACATAGACGATCGTCACCGCGTCGGCACGGTCTGCCGTCGATGGCCATTCCGTGGCGATAACGGGCGTAAGGAATCCCTGGTTGTGCGTCGGCACCAAGAGCGTATAGTCGGTATCCTCGACCAGCGATGCCGCGGCGTTGTCACCGTCGAGGTAGTCGACGCTCGTTATCGACGTCATCGGCACGCTTGGTATGTACAGTGGGCACCGGCCAGTCGGGAACGTCGGTAGTATCATCGTGTAGGTCGTCGGTGCAAGTACGATGCCGCCGCTCGTCAACTCCTGTGCCGCGTCGATCGCAGCTCGCAGCACAGCGAGGACGTCCGTGTCCTCGTCCTGCTCTGTGACACGTAGCCACGACTTGGCCTCAGTTAGGCTCACAGGCAGATTTGTGGCAGGCGTTGTGACTTGCAATATCATTTTGCTTTGGCCTTTGCCTTCGGCTTATCGAACCGTTCGCGTGCCTTACCCTTGCGGATTAGGTCGCGTGCGATCGGTCGAAAGAACTCGTACTTGCCTGGCGAATAACGTCCCCAGGTTTCGAGTAGGTCGATCTTCATTAGCGTTGCCATTGTGTGGCTCCTATTGTCGGTATGTAGTGTGGTGGCTACCTGACCACCTTTGCGGGGATGCCTTGCTTGCGATAGTCGGTAGCACGTTGCATGACGGGTGCGAAGCTCTCTTCCGCCTGTGACGGCCACGTGATGATCTCTTCCATGTGTCCGACGGGAACTTTGTTGGCGACGAATAGCGTGTTGCCGATCGCTCGCCACTTTTTCCAGAAGTCGATGTCGGCGTCGGTGCGGCCCTCTTCCCACTCGCCGTCGTCGTTTGGTGTTGCTACCATCCACGGTTTGGGGAATGCTCGCAGTGTCGACGAACGGAACAAAGTAAGGCCAAAGTGAGCTGTCGAAATCTTCGTCAGGTTACGATGGAATTCAGTCGACCGAACTTGCGTCCGCGGTTTGCCTTCCGCGTCACTCATGCCCATCAACGCGGTCTCGGCACCACGCTTACTCTGCACGCTTGTGATGGCGTCTGCCTCGGGGTAGGCTTGCATCAGCCGATACATCTCAATGACGGCGTCGTAGTCGAAAATCGTGTCGTAGTCACACGTGAACACGAACTCATTGTCGGGCTCTGCGATGGCTTGCTCGATCTGCTTGCTCAACACCTGATGCCAGTAGGCTCCCTGTCCCATGTTGTACGGCACGTGAGCCATCATAAACGCTCGGGCCGCCACCTGTTGGTGGAGGATCGCACCGTAACGCGGGGCCGACAATACTGCCACCGTGTTCTCGCAGGTCGTCATCTCGTTCGTGGGTTTGTAGCCCTGGAGGTTCAACGAAATTGGCAGGCACGCACAATCGTTGTTGAATCCTTCCCACCGGCCGATACGCACTAGCCCCGTGTCGGCCATCAACTCGGCCAGTGATTCGGAGTCGAACACGCAATGATGGACGTCGCTTGCGTCCGTGTGCGAGCCCATTATGTACAACTGTGTTGCGATCGGCTCACCCGCTCGGTATCGCTTCGCTACCTCATTGAAGTCGGGAACCGCGATCCGTATCCTGCCGCCCGGCTCCAACTTAGACACCCAGTGCTTGAGCACCTTCGACACCTCACGATGCCCGAAGTGCTCTAGTAAGTGGCTGCAATAGATGTCGGCAATCGAGCCGTCTTTGATGCCTGCCAGCGGGTACGCATTCTTCCCATTCTTCAAGTCGATCGTCGTGTAGCCTTTGAGCGTCTTCTCGCCGGCACCGATGTTCAGTCGCAGCGGTTGCCGCTTTGCCTTCGGCTTCGTCGCTTTGGCTTTCGCCTTCGGTTTTCGTGTGGCTGGTTTCCTGGCCATGACTCACCTTGTGTTGCGGGGTGTTGCGGGATGTTATGTACGGGGTAAAACCCCAGCGGCGGCACACCCCGTGAGACCACCGCCGGGGTAGGTCGCTACGCGAGTTTCCGTTGAGCCGCACCTGCCGTCGCGGCCGAGTTGGCGTGGATGTCGCCACGGCTCAGGATGCCGATGGCAGCGATCGTACCAGTTTGACCGGAAGCGAGGGCCGACACGCCCATGTACCGCTTGCGGCCTCGCAGGTCGACAAGCTGCTGGAAGTTCAGCAGCGACGTCTCGGCGGTCGCCGTGTTGTTGATCGTCAACGCCGCGATCGTAGTGAAACTACCCGCCGTGCTGGCCGTACCTTCACCTAGCGTCAGGTCGCCGATGGGGTATTCACCTGCCGACGGCGTGTCGTTGATGCTGATTACCTTGAGGTAATCCCAGCCCTTGCAGTCAACCACGCCTGTGATCTCATCGCCACCCGCAGTCGTCGCGGTCGTGACTTGCGGCACGATCATCACAACAACCTTTTCCTCTTGAGAATGAATCATGGTCTTTCTCCATGTTTGAGTATCGAAATAGAAAACGAATCCTGCCTCGTTGGTTGATTACGCATCGTTGGTTGTAATGCAGACCATCGCCCCCGGGTTGCTCGCGTCGCCGCGGCTGTGGACGTTGATGTCGTACCGCATCGTACCGCGAATCGCCAAAGCGTCCGAAGCGAAGTACAGGCTCTCGTCGATGTCCAGCGTCATGCCGCGACGGTCGCCGAACATCGTCGACATTCCCATGTCGCCGAAGTAGCAGATACGTGTCTGATCCGTCTGCACCGCAAGCGATTGCACCGTCGACAGATTGAACACAACGGGGAATCCGAGGAACTGAGGACGATTGGCCCCGCCTTCCACGAGTGGTATCGTATTGCCTCCAGCCGACGTCATCAACCGTGACATACTGGCGTAGAATCCAGGCTTGCTGATGAACCACGCGGGCTGGATGCCCGGGTACATCGGAATCAGCCCGACCGCCTGCTCAAAATCAACGAGGTCGAGGAGGCTGAATCGCGTATTCCCACCAGCCGCCTCCGCTTCGCAGCCAGCAGCCAACGCACTGACGAGCCCGACGATGCCGTGGTAGGTCGCCGTGCCGTCGCCGAGGAACAACGCATCATCTTCCTTTTGGGCGAACGCCCGAGCGATCTCGACGGCCAGTGCGTCGGCAATCGAGATAACGCTGTCCTCGTTCAGCTCGGAACTGACTTTCGACAGCGTGGCCCACTTGCGGGCGACCAACTCGACGGCTCCCCACGACATATCCGATGGCGTGATGGTCGCATTCTCGTTGACCGCGTAGGCAGTCAAGCCACCGTCGCGGGTCGGCACGGTCAACGTGTCCGAGCCCATCGGCATGTTCTGGCACCACTGACGGGCGACGCCGTACTCTTCGACCAAGTCGATGACGGTCGCCTCGAACTCAGGGAACACGACATTGCCGCCTGCCGTGTTGATGTTGGTCGACATGGCATTCTGGATGCCGTGATCGCGACACCACTGATCGTCCTTGGGATTCCGCCAGAGGCGGGCACCCATGAATCGGCCTGCGGTGTAGGCGTCTTCCATCGCGTTCGGGCCTTTGAATGCCTTCAGGCGATTCCGACGTCGGGCGGTCGCGGGGATGATGAGGCGAGTCGCCCCGTCGTCTTCCGGCGTGCCCTGTTGGGGTGTGACGGCCGTGCCCGGTGCCGTCGGCTCTGGCTGCTTTCGAGCCAACATGATGGCGTCGATCTTCTCTTGCCGCTCGATCTGCGGGCCGTACGATTCGATGTCGGCGATGAGCTTGTCGATCTTCGCTTGCTCGTCGGCGGTCGGGCCACGATTCTCTGCTTGGCAGAGTGCGTTCGCCCCGTCGAGTTCATCACACAGAGCGGACTTCTGCTCTTGCAATGCCTTGACTTGTAATCCGATAACCATTGGAGGTACTCCGTAACAGCCGACGCACGGAGCACTCAACGAAAATGCGACGTGGAAACGTCGGCAGGTTGACTAATCAACTTGCTGATGCTTTCACGCCGCACATGGGTGGCGATCGGACACCGCCCGGGGCTCGGCTTGCGGCACATGGGCCGTTCGCTGTTACCTCGGGGTCGGATGAATTGTAAATCGTGACCGGTGATTCACCTATAGGTAGGCTCAGCCGGCCGAAGCCTTAACTGGAATCGTACACGCTCCGCCGAGGTTGTCAACCCCGATTTATCTGCCATCGCAGGCCGGCCTGATCGATAGCGAAGTCGACAGCCCGTGTGCCGGGAACTCGCCCGAAAGGCCCTTGTGATCGATGGTACGCCAGCAAAAACCCGCCACCACCGGCACCGCAACACACCGCCCGGCCGTCGATAGATGCCTCAATGTCGGCCATCGTGTCCGTGAATGAGCCGGGAGCCATCTTGCTCTTCCAGTGCGAGTAGACGCCGATCTGGCTGCCCATCTCGTCAATGCCCATGTCCAGCATCTTGGCCGTCGCGGTCGCCGCGTTCATCAGCCCCTCGACATTTGCGGGTTCGTAGTCCTCGATGACGTCCTCCAGTATATTCTTCGCGAGCCGCCGTTGGCCGGTGTCGAATAGCAGCCATCTATCCTGGTACGGCAATTCCCGCCATGACTCGACGACATCGGGCACGCCACCCGGCTCCGCCTCCAGTAGTTTCACACCGGGATCGATAGCCCCGGCCAGATCCTGCCAGCCGCCGCCCGTGAACCGCCGCTCTAGTTCCATGCCACGCCGCATCAACTCGTCACGATCAATAGACTCCCCCCCCACGCACGCCAGTGCGGTCAGTATGGCCCCGCCAAGTATCGATGAGGCTCCAAGCCCGCTACCTGTCGGGACGCCGCTATAGGTCGTCAGGTCGATACCAGTGCCGAGATACCAGATGGCATCAAATAGCGGCTGCCCTGCCACGTCGACGGAGGCGGCGTGTAGGGCCCCTGGTGTTGTCGGATTGACCTGGCCTCCCGTGCCGACGTTGACGGTCGACATTATCCCTTGATCGATGGAGTGCCACCGCACCATCTTATTGTCCAGCCCGTTCGGCCGTGCCCAGACCTGGATCGGTTGCCTGCCCTCGATCGTGATAGCCGCGTTGACCACGCGGCCGCCGTACTTGTCGGAAATGGGCGGCGTGTCGCTCCAGCCGCCCGCCAGGTCGATCCTGACAGGGGCCGTTACGTGGACCGTCTGGCCACGCTCCAGTGGGGTGTTCGGGGTGGTTTGCATTTCGTTCCCTTCGTTAGAGTTTCGCTCTCGCAACTTTGGCAGCGAGTTCGTTGGCGTCGCGTTGGGCTATACTAATAACAGACTCACCGCGGAGTATGTTGTCTAGGATCAGTTCGTTCTGTTGCTTGGGGGCGTTGCGGAACCGCCCAGGCTTCCACTGTGCCGCCGTCGCAAGCTGCTCAGTCACCTCATCGGCGAACCCAGCCTCGACGGCTTCCGGTCCAGTGAACCACGTCTCGTCGGCCAGCAACTCGGCCACGTCCGCGACGGGCTTCCCACTTCGACGGCTGTAGACTTCGGTGATCTGCCCGTCGACTTTGTCCAGCAGGTCCGCTTCCTTCCGCATCTCGTCGGCGTCGCCCCAGACACCACCAGACGCTCGGTGGATCATCATCATCGACGCTTCACCCATCCGCCTGGTAGTGCCAGCCATCGCGACAAGCGACGCGGCAGACGCGGCCAGCCCGTCCACCTCGGTTATGATCTCCGCGGGGTGGGAAGTCAAGGCAGAGTACATCGTGTACCCATCCCAGACGCTACCGCCTGGGCTATTGATCCTCACTCGGATCGTCTCGACAGACTCCGGCAGGGCGGCCAGTTGATCCACGAATGTTTTCGCGGAGATTTCGTCACCCCAGAACTCCGCCCCGATCTCACCGTAAATGAATACCTCAGCCTCGCGGCTGTCGGCTTTGTTGGTGATCTTGAATTCTGATTTCATTGTTTCTCCCCCTCGGGAAAGAGTTGGTTGATGGTATCGTCGATCCGTTGGGGCCAGGTTTCGAGTTCGGCGTCGACGGCGGATGCCAGCCCAGACAAAACGCAACAGCCCGAGAGTTCGCGAATACGCATCTTTGATTCGTATGAATGCGATTCCCATAGGTCATCGGCACTTCGGAACTGTCCGCCTGTTACGTCTTCGGCGACGGCCAGCACTCGCGACACGGACTCCACGTATACCGTAGTAGCACGGCCATCATAAAACGCACGGCACGCCTCAAGAAAATTCTCAGCCTTGCACGCCTTGCGAATCGCCTTTTGTTCAATGGCAAGCATCCGCATCATGCGGTCGCGTACCAACTCCCGCAGTGAACCCGTCGGCACGTTCGGCGGCTCGGGCTCGTCTTCCTCTTCCGGCTCTTCCGGTGGCGGCAACTGGAGCGGCTCGGGCTCCGGCGGCTCTTCTCCGACGATGGCCATGTTTGCCGGCCGCCAGTAGTCGTCTCCGTCGTCACCGATGCCGTTCACGTCTTCCATTGCTCGGATGTCGTTTGTGCTCCAGACACCCCACTGCTTACCGATGGCATAGGCCTCGAACCGGCTCTTTGTATCACCTCTCAACAACGGTGCCGTCGAGAACTTGAACTCGAAGTCCCCGCTCCGTTTCTCAACCTCGGTCAGCAGCTTGAATGTTAGCTCTTCCTCCCACGTGACGAGCCACCGCATCAACGCTTGATTGAGGTACGCCTGCGATTGCACCTCTAGGCTGCTATAGCTTGTCGCGACGTCCGCCCCCAGTTTCCACGGCGGCAAGTTGAACCACGACGCAACGTCGATACGCTGGAACTGCCGGGCCTCTAGCCACTGGCTGTCTTTATTCGACATGCTCATTGGATTGAACGTCATGCCCTCTTCCAGTATCGCCACCCGCATCGCGTTGTCGACGCCTTGGTGTAACGCCTCCCAGTTCTTCCGCAGCTTCTCGCCCGCTTCGGGGTTACGGAACTTGCCGGGGTGTTGTAGCACGCCGCTCGGTCGGCTGCTGTTTTTGAAAAACGACCCTCCGTTTTTCTCGGCTGCCATGCCAAGTCCCCACGAGTTGCGGGCCAGTGCGATTACGCTGTGCCCGACCAGACCATCGAAGCCAAGCCCCTTGATGTGTAGGATGTCCATCGGCGAGAACGGCACGTCTTTGCCGTCGATCTTCGACATGTAGCCCAACGTGCCATCCTCGACAACAGGCCACGTCCTGTCTGGCAGCAACGGCAGTAATTCCTCGGGCCGTCCGCCTCGCCGATTGATTACCGCGTAGCCGTTACCCCACATTAGAGCGTGACTTTGCAGCGTCATCTTGAACGTCTGTGATGTCATCACGTCGTTCGGCCTGCCATGTAACAGACGGAAGCCTGGATGCTCTCGCACACGCTCGCGGTTGTCGCCGTTGTGCTTCACCACAAAGACAGGCAACTGCGACACGTCGCCCGCTATGACGTTGTTGGCTTGCCAGACGGGTGCGTACGTCAACGCGGTCTTGCCGTTGACGGTGATGCCGCTGTCGGAATTGCCGCCGCCGAGTGCATCGAGGAACCATCGGGCAGGATTCGCTAGGCCACTCGATAGGTTGACGATGCCGCGGCCGATGTTTTTTATCCATTTGAACATTACAACTACACTACTTCTGGGGTGCTATGTAGATTAAAGAGTGCACGAAAATCATCGTCGGAATGTTGCTGCACTTCGAACTCTGCAACAGACCGAACCAGCCAATCTAATCGGTCTATCACAAAGTTTCCATCCTCGCACCGCACGTAGATAGATTCAGGGTTCGACAGCATCTCCCCGTCGCGTAGCCCGAACTCAACACAGAACGGCTGCCTTACAAACTCAAGCACCGCCTCGATATTCTCGCCCGTCCATTGTATCGCAGATACCTTGACGGGCACGCGTGTCGCTTTTATCGGCGTCTTCATAAAAACTGTAGCTCCCCGTCTTCGTAGACTGATTCTGTTGGTCCGGCTGCGGCCAACCCGAGAGCCATGATCGTTGCGACGATCGCATCGATACGCTCTGTACTATGCTTCTTTGATGGCTTCCAGTTGTCCGCCGCATCTATCTCCAATGCGGCGTTACTGGCACACCATCGCAAGACGGGGTGCATTGCATGTACAATCAACTCCTCCGCAACGAGTCTGTCAAACTCTTTACACGGCTCGTTCATCGACTTCATTCCCTGCCGCCACTCTACGATCTCGAATCCATCCTCTTTCGATAGCTCCGACATAAGCTGCTCGGCGTTCCATGGATCGCAGGCTATCGACTGTATGTTGTACACATCGTATAGCTCGTTGATTCTCTTGCGTATGAATCCGTAATCTATCCGGCTTGCATCGGGTATCAATTCGAGGTGCCCTTGCCGTGCCCACGTGAGATACGGCACGCGGTCTTGCTTCTCGCGTTCCGCCGCTACACGTTCCGGCACCCAACAAATCGGTAGCACGGCAAACCGCCCGTCGTCCAACGGAAACGCAAGCGTTAATGCCGTTAGATCTTTCTTCGTCGACAGGTCGAGCCCGGCGTAGCATTCGGCACCACGCAAGTCGGGCAGCGGCTCATTGCCGCAGGCGTTCCACTTCTTCATACTCAGCCACCGTACCGCCTGTTCGGTCCACTGGTTCAGGTACAGTTGCCGGAACGTGTTCTCGTACGCGGGGCTGGCTTTCGCACGTTCGCATTCCGCCTCAAGGAAATCGAGCTTGACGCTCACGCCGAGGTTAGGATTGCACTTAGCCCACACCTTCGGGTCGGTCCAATCTTCATCCTCTTCCGCGAAATAAAGCACGGGCAGGAAGTCCGTTGCGGGCACGTCGCCGTCGCGGACCTTGCAAGCGTACTCGTGCTCTTCCCAGCAGATGCTGTGGCGGTCGAAGCCTGCTGTTGTGATAGTGACCAAGAGCGGATTGTCCCGCGAACCGAATGACGTTTTCAGCACGTCGAATAGCTCACGCTTCGGCCACACGTGTAGCTCGTCAACGATGACGCCGGATAAGTCGCCGCCGTGGTGCGTGCCGGCTTCGCTGCTGGTTGCTTTGTATGTGCCGTCTACCGCTCCGTGGCTGTTGCGGTATTCGATGTAGTTTTTGAACGTCGTGGCACGGCCGCTTAGATCGTCGCTACGTTCGACGTTCTGCTTGGCGAGGTTGTAGACGATGCCCGCTTGCTCTCTTGTACTTGCGGCTCCGACGATCTCGGCCCCCGGCTCCCCGTCCATGAACAGCATCAGCAGAGCGATGCCCATAGCCAACGTCGACTTGCCATTCTTCCTGGGTATCTCGATGTGGGCGAACCGATAGCGGCGGGTGCCGTCTGGTCGCATCCATCCAAAGAGAGTACCCACTATGTCCGCCTGCCATGGCTGGAGGTGAAATGGTTTGTTCGCAAATCGCCTGCCCTTGATGAACCGCAGGAACCTCGGGAAGAAATCGATTGCTTTCTGTGCGGCGGCGGCATCGAACGTACAGTCCCCGGGGTTGGCATCGGGACGATAACCACCCGGGAACTCGCAATGCTCGACGGTCGCGTTCGCTATCACAGGTCGTTACGGAACTGGCGTGAGGGGTGTTATCACGCTGGCTTCGTGTATGTCATTCCGTGGTTGCTGGTATCTCAAGTGTCGTGATTACCTTTTCAAGATCAAACCTCACGCACCGCGTGCCCTGTCTTATTACTGGTATCTTCCTTTCCCGCACCCAACGCCACACCGTACGAATATCCACGCCCAGGTGATCCGCGAGCGTTGCGGCGTTTATCAGTTTGGTGTGTTCCATATTAGTCAACCACCTCCTTTGAAGTCGTCCAACGCATCGCCGACGGCCTTCACGCTCGGCAGTTTACTCTCGGCCAATGCTGTTATGCCGAAATCGACGGCCAACTGTCGGATCGTGTTGAGCGATTGGTTCTTTATCTGCATACATGGATTCGGATACAGTGAACCTTTTTCGTTTTGCGTAACAGCTCCATTCTTTGCCTCA